AAGTATTTTTAGTCTCTCCGAAGATTCTCGCAACCCACCCCCGAAGCGCATCACACACTCTTTCACAACCGCATTATGCGCAGGGAAAGACGTTGACATTTTTGCTCCCCATCGGTTACTTTGTAATGGCCTTGGCGATGACCAAGGGCAACTTAACCTAGCAACGGGGCAAAGCCCCAGAGGAGTTTCAAATGTCTAACGCAATCCAATTCGACGCTACAGCCAATGCAACCGTCAAGCAGATCTACATGATCGGGTCACACTTTGCCAAACTCACAGGATCTAATCCGCAGGAAGTTTGGGGTTTGACTAAGCGATTCCCTGCCGCCATGATGAAGTGGAATGCAGAGCATTCTAATACTCCCATAACTATGGGAGATATCAACACTTGGAAGTCTGGGAACAAAGTTCCCGCTAAGTTTGTGAAGATGGTCACGGCTAAAAAGCCGACCTCTCCAAAGACTTCAAAGAAGTCTCCAAAGCCCGAGGCAGTCGCAAAGCCGAAGGCTTCTCCAAAGCCCTCCGAGATGCCCGTGGGTGATTTCAAAGATCACTTTGAAAAGATTACGGGCCGAGTCTTTAGACTCGAAAACGACATGGCAACGATGAACGCCAAGTTAGATATTATCATGGCGTTTGTGCAGGAAGATCCTGAAGCCTAATAATATTATGCAGCCCCGTTTCGGCGGGGCTTTCCAACCTTCTCACACAGGAAATAATATTATGAGCATGATTAATAAATCCGACTGCGATAAATTATTGGCTGACTGCGCGGCTATTACTAATCCCACCGAAGGACAGCTAGTAATCACTGAGCCAGTAATATGTAAAACTTGTGCATATTATATTGGCAGTTGGTGTGCTGAATGGCTCGGTAACGAGTGGCTCCCTCAACCCTACGATAGATATACAGAGTATATGGCTACCGAACAACAAGCCAAAGAAGTTTTGGAGTGCTGGGTATGAATAATATTATAACCGTAAAGATCAAGAATCATTATGGCGCTGAACATATCTATCCAGTTTGTCCCAAAGCCCACAGCTTTGCTGACATTGCCGACACCAAAACCTTAACGCCTTACGTTATAAAATTAATTAAGTCATTGGGATATAAAGTAATTGTTGAAACCGACACTCCGAAGGAGCTTTGAAGATGACTAGATCTGAAGCGAAGTACCGAGAATCACGCGCTAAAATCTTAGCGGCCTGTTATGTTTTCACTGTGGTTGCTGTTGTTTTATTTTATATCTGATCGCGGAGATTAATATTATGTTGACACTTCAAGCTGATTGCAGAACCTGTAGTGTTTCTAATTCTGTTGAGGTTCATCCCGATGATTATCGTAATTATCTTTACAATAATCAGTTGGTTCAGAATGTTTGGCCCGATCTGACTGTTGATGAGCGAGAAATAATTATTGGGCATTCTAATAATTATTATCTTTGTGGTGTTTGCTGGGACAGCATGGGAGAGGCAGAATGATTAAGTTTAGAAAATCTAATTGTCGTGGCTTCTGGGGTCAGTATCCTACTGGCTGGTTTCAAGAGTGTGGTAAATGTAAAACTAAAGTATCTGAAAAACATTTATTATTTGATGCCGAAGCCGATGATAATATTTGTATGAGTTGTCGTGGCCTTCCTTGGAATACGAATCGAGACGAAGTATATCAGAGTCTTTATGTTGAAAATACTTCAGGATCTTTAAAGCCCTTAACGAAGTGAAAGGGCTTTAAAGCTCCTTCCGTATTAAGCGGTGGCTGGTCGCCGTGTGGTACAGGACTGTCATCCTGATGAAGTAATCAGCGGATAATATTACAGATCCTGAACTTTATCAGGCGGCTTAGTATTAGGGTGCTAAGTTGACATATTAAAATGGGATGTGACAGCATCCTAGCCCTAAATAAAAGCAGAGCAGGAAAGTGAAAACAGTAGCTTGGCCTGTAGCAAGGGTTAATAACCTTGCGAATAGGTTAGCCAGCCCCTATCTAACCCAATGCTGGCATCCTTAAACCTAGCGGAGAAATATTATGCCTACTGTATCTGGATATATTACTGTTGAAGTTGATGTTGCTGACTATGACTCTGATGTTTCTATTGAGTTTTATGATTTAGATGAGATCATGGATACTGCTCAAGATAATAATTATACCAAAGAAGAAATTGTTGATTGGTGTTTTGACAACGGAGTTGACATGATAAATTACATGAAAAACTCTTGTGATGTTGAAGATCTTATTAAAATTTTAGGTACTGTTGTATCCGAAAGGCTCCAAGGACTCAAAGATATTATTGCAAATCGCGATGAGCTTATTGAGAATCGCGGCAATAAAATTAGAGAGCTTGAGGAACAGCTTAAAAAGCTGCAAGAAGAAAGTGATGCGGAGGTTATCAAAAATGTCGCATACTGATTTTGTATGGACTGCTTGCTTGTCAGATGATAACCCAAAAGTTATTAGAATCCCAGCGAGCCTTGAGGAATTAGACGATTGGCAGAAGGGTAGAAAAAGTATTGGTGAGGCTATGCCTCGCCTTTCCCAAGCCCAAGTAGATTTTTTAATGTATGGTTTAGAGCCGTTGGACTTCAACGCTGAGAGGTAAATATGTATTCTGTTCACGCTAAAGCGATCCAAGATTACGCGCAAGAATCTAGTGATAATCTAGTTGATGTAATTACTATGGTGGTCTTGAGCATCCAACAGCCTTGGAAAAATGTTGGCAAACAAATGGCTGACGTAAAACTAAATGGCAAAGATTCTAAATTTCTTTGGGGTAATAAAAGGAGGGCATACGACTATATAACTAAACGCAAAGGTTTTATATTCAATCAATTCCTTGCAGTTATAAACTCTAACAAGCCAGATACAGATAAAGCATATTCTCTTATGAATATCTTTTTGCGGATTGATGGGCTTGGTATGGTTAAAGCTGGTTTTGTTTGTCAGCTTACTGCTGGCTTGGTAGGTTGTATTGACTTACACAACATCAGGCTATATGGTATTGATGAGAAAGTTTTAAAGCTTCCTAAGTCTTTGAAATCTAAGAATATTAGAGACGAAAAGATAAACAAGTATATTTCTATATGTCACAATATAGGTACTGAAAATCTTTGGGATACTTGGTGTAATTTTCTAGCTACAAAAAATTCAGTATGGTCTAATGGCTTTGAAGTTTCTAAAGTTCATTATGACTATTTGATGGTGTAAAACTAAACTTGGAGTTTAACATGAGTAATGTACTTTCTATTTTTAATCGTGAGTTTCAAGAATCTATTTTTGATAAGGGTTATGGCTCTGCTGATTTTGATGTTGCCAAAGTTCCTCTAATGTATTTTGATGACGATGATGGCTGGCATCCTTCTTCTAAGGTTGCTGTAGTGCGTACAGATACTATGGAGGAGCTTGGCATTCACAGTCAAAATTATAAGCCAGTTCCACCAAAGAAACTAATCGACGCGCAGCGAGCTATTATTATGCGGAGCGGCTTGGATACCGATGGGATTGTAGAAAAGATTGAGACAAGCCACAACGGTGCGGCAACATTTGTAAAGTATCGGTTGCCTAGTCATACTTATACAACACCAGATGGCGACACCGCCTGCTTAACACTACTTGGTGTAACGTCTCTCAATAGTACATTTTCTTTTGTTATGTCGGCTGGCGCTCATCAGTCAGCTTGTTTTAATGGTCAAGTTTTTCTGAGTGATGCCGCCGCTTTGTTTAAGGCGAGACACACAAAGAATCTAAATATCGACCATGCCTCTAGAGTTATTGTCAAATGCTTGGAAGTTTTTGACCAAGAAAGAGATCGCTGGGGAGTCATGTATAAAACTCCAGTGACAGAAAAGCAAGCTATGTTTACTCTTGCTGAAGCCGCTGGCTGTTTAGATCTTGTACAGGCCGCAGTGAATGAGAGCGGGGTATCGTGGTCAGCAGTGTTTGATAAGCTACCTAGATTCAACAGTACCCTGACATATCTTTCTAAAGCTTGGTCACAGTATGCTGACAAGATGGGGCGCAATCAATGGGCGCTTTATAATACTTTAACGGATTGGTCTACTCATGCCCCAGCAGCAAGTAAAAAATCTCAAGTCAACATTGCTTCAGTTAATCAGAAGCGCCAAGAGGTTGTCAGAAAGGTTGTCAATTCTGATGTGTTCCGCATCGCGGCCTGACAAAGTAGATATTGAGTCACTAGTAGTGATTCATATCTATTTAAAACCAAACCCTGACTACAGTGGCTTGGCTCAGGATTTAAGAAAGCGAAAGTTTTCTGAATCAGAAATCTTCAATGTACTTAACAAAGTCAGAGAAGGATACTACTAAAACTAATGCGCCCTTCGGGGCGCTTTTTGTTGGAGGTGTGATGAAACAGCGTCAAGAGAAAATGATAAACACTAATCGTTTGGTCAGGTCGGCAATGACTGATGAAGATTATTGTGCATTTATTCTGGACTGTCTGCACCAAGAGCAGAGCGAGTGGTCTTTGGAGCAGTTAAATAAATTCTGGGACGATGCCGCAAAGTCTAGCGACACCGTTGAAGAATGGATCAACAACCACAGAGGAAAGTAAGATGGCATATTATATTGCACCACATAAAACATTCGGCGGCGTCAGGTGCTGGCGTGTTGTCAAAAGATTACGAGACTTCAAGCCCGAAGAAGGCCAAGAGTATATGGTAAAAACAAATAAGCGACAGCTTGAGATGGGGGATTCTTTGCCGATCTACATCGGTTTAAATGGTAAGCTACAAAAGTGTAGTAGCTTTGCTGTGTTTTTATTCTAGGAGATAATAATGAGACTTACCAAACCCCAACAACAAATGCTGTATTCAAAATGGATTTATGCAAATCAAAATAAAACTTACTTACAGTTTAGACGCGCTGTTCAAGAAGTATTTATGGGGGAGGGGGCCATCTGCGTACAGTGGAATGGTATGTGGTTAGTTATAGAACCTGATGGGTATTCACATTCTTAGGAGATTACTATGATTATGAATAGCATAGAACTTATGCAGCACTGGAAGCAACATATACGGGACGCCAAAGCTGGCTCATTAAAAGGAATGAGAAAGTATAAGGGTATGCTCGGTGAGACTGCAAACATTGTCGGTTATTTTGAAGGTAAGGCGCAGGCTCAAACCGAAGCAATTACAATTCTTGAATACATGATTGAATATCAGGAGATGTTTCATGGGGACGGCTAGTATGTATGGGCATCAAGAGTTTGATGTAGAACTTGATAGTCCTTGGATGTCTTTGTATGCAACGGTTGTTTATATTAATCACGGAGATGAGGAGAACTTAGTTGAACTGGTTTCAGTTAAAGCCAATGGAATTGATATCACTAACTGGATTAATAGTGATTACATATATGATCTTATTGCTGATGAGATAAGCAATGCTGACTATCATTGGTCGGATCATGGAGATTAACATGAGTAAGTTAAAAGAAGCTTTAAATGAAGCCAGCATCTCTATTGCTTGTTTGCTTGATGACATTGCGACTGACGAAAACAATGACATAAAGATTTGGGAGTTAGAAAAAGACTTGAAGCATATTCAAGATCAAATAACTGTTATTGAAAACCTACTAGACGGAGCGATAATTTATGGCAAGTGAGTACCCATGTATGATTACAGGACAATATTATGAGGCCGATCTGATTGCAGAGAGTGCAGAGTTTGTAATGGAGCATCCAACAGAACCATCTTGGGGCTTATACAAATTTACTAGTATTGCTTGGGATGAGCGGGGCTTGGCCTGCTTTGTGAATATAGATGTTGAAGATGCTAGAAAACAATACGAGGCTGACTGATGAGCATTTATAGAAAATACTTTGCTTTAACTGAAGGCAAGTTAGTATGCATAGGAGACTTTGGAGGTTGGCCTGCGGCGGCGTCAGGGGCTGACGATCTTCTGGGCGAGGGTGGTTGGGAGTGGGTAGCCAACTATTATGATGTTAAACAATGGTCTGACTGTATTCAAGAGGTTGAGAATGAATATCTTTTATCTATCTAAAGATCCTGAGAAAGCAGCATGGTTCCAGTGTGATAAACATATAGTAAAGATGCCATTAGAAACAGCGCAGTTACTTAGCACTGCCCATGTTGAGCTTGACTTAAATCAAGTTGCGTATCGCGCAACACACAAGAACCATCCTAGTGCTGTGTGGGCTAGAAGTAATCGAAGTAATTATAAATGGTTGGTTGAACACTTTAGAGCTTTATGTTTTGAATATCAAGATAGATATGGCAAAGTGCATAAGTCCTTTAGCGACCACATAGATGCACTTAAAATATATCCTGAAAACCTTCCCGATGGAGACTTCTATCCACCGCCACAGTGTATGCCAGATGAATGCAAAAGAGATGACACAGTTCTTGGCTATCGTGTATACTACAAAAAGAAAAGGGATGAGTGGGCCGCAAGAGGAATGCCTATGAAGTGGTATGGTCAGGAGGCTGGCAATGAGCTTAGGATGTGGCAAATACACAGGAGTAGGGCGTGACCAAATCAAAGCAGTACTTCATCGTTAAAAGCGACAGAATTAAAAATAAAATAAGAAGGTTTATTAAAAACTTACCGGAGTATTGGTTTGCTCTGATGCTATTCATTATTTTCTCTATTGCATTATCTCATTGTCACTGAGGTGAGCCATGAAGGTCTTTGTATATTTTAATTTACATAAAAAACTTTGGTCTATTAAAGCCTTAGAAGGCCCAGATAAGGGGCGTGTTATAGATAGATGTAGGTATGTGAAATTAAAAGAGGTACAGCCAAGGGTATCTCAGAAAGGCAGAGAAAGAGTATTGAAAGAGAAGCGTAAAAATGTTCATGCTGGTTTAGTAGGTACTTGGGTTGTAAAGCCTATTGATTGGGGCTATTGGGATTCATTGTTGCCGTATCGACAGGTATCTTATAACCCTTATAAACATGAATACTTTTATTTTTGTAATGAGAATGATGCCGAATACACGGGGTCAGACTATGCCGAGTTAGAAGTAACATCTGAAAAACCATATGTTTGGATTAAAAACAGGAGCAAGAAATGAGCATCAATGATACTACTCCCGATGAATGGGATAAAATTAAAAGGCCGCAGACAGCCACGGGGCAAACGTACTACCCCCAGCAATATAATACTGTAAGCAAACCAGAACATTATAACAAGGGCGGCATTGAAGCAATCGACTATATCAAGCAGCAGTTGGGAGACGGGTTTGGCGACTACTGTGCTGGCAATGTTATGAAATATGTCCATCGTTATAAATATAAAAATGGTATAGAAGATCTTCGTAAGGCCCGTGTTTATCTTGATTGGCTCATAAAGGAAATTGTAAATGAATGAAGAAGTTATATTGTCTGATGAAGGCAAAGAATATTCTATTGATGAAATCAAACACAGCAATAGAATCATTAAGAGTGCAACGCCTAAAGGAACTTTAGATTGGCATTTAAAATGGATCGCTAGTATCTGGTTGCTTGTAGCTATATCTCTTAGAAGTACTGGAGTTCCAGAGCTACAGGTGTATGATATGCTGTTAAGCTTTGCGGGTACGGCGCTTTGGGCTGTTGTAGGTTTCATGTGGAAAGATAGAGCGTTAATAATGATCAATAGTATTGCGGCTGTGATGTTATTGAGTGGACTAATCGGAAAGATATTTGGAGTTTAACATGACCTTTGATCAGTATCAAGCTCTTGCTGCGGCAACAGCACAATATAAAGATGACTTCTACCCTATTGCATCTTTGATGGTAGAGTCTGCTGAGTTGTCAGATTTATTTATCAAGCCTCGTCTGCGCGGCGACAACAAAGCAATAGATAAGCATGACATAGTATCTGAAGCTGGGGATGTATTGTGGAATCTTGCAATGCTTTTGCGTGACAACGGTATTGACTTTTCTGAAGTTGCAGAGTACAATCTCTCCAAACTCCGCAGCCGCTCAGAGCGTGGAGTGATTCAAGGATCTGGAGGTGATCGTTGAAAATCATTGAAGGTAATTTCGGAGAGAACGCGCCAAAGGGTAAAGGAAAAATAAATAAAGCAGTTAAAAAACTTGAGGCTAATGGCCTGAGTATAGACGACTCTGAGTTTGTTTTGATTGTAGACTTTGGTGGAGAGTTAAAGGTTGCTTCTGATTTAGATATAGAAAAACTTACATTTGTATTAGAAGTAATAAAGTATAGCGTTCTAACAGGGAGCTATGAAATCTAATGGATAATAGATTTGTAAAGATTGAAGATCAACTTTGTCAAGCCTTTACATTATCTCTTGGTACTTGTTTACCAGAGCCTAAAGCTTTTGATAATCTGATCAATTTTATAGATCAGAAAAATCAAAAAGAGGAAATGCATTTAAATGCAGAGTACATTTATAGTGGTATAGTAGATTATATTAATCACCTTTCTAAAGGAGAAGTAAGTTATGGCAGTCGTTGAAGGACGCGCATATTGGGCATCTGTTACTACACCAAATACAAAATATACTCCAGTTTATTCTGTCAATTTGGTTGTTGATGAGGACGTTGCAGAGCAGTTTCGGTCACGCGGTTTTCCTGTAAAGGATATGGACGAAGGGCCAGCACTAATCATCAAGCGTAAAGTTAATGGCCCTAATGGTATGATCAGGCAAGCCCCTAAGCTTCTTGATAAAAACAAGAACCGCATGGATTCTAATGTCGGAAACGGCTCTCTTGTTAAAGTACAATATAAAGAGTGGGAAACCACTTGGAATGGTACTCAATACAAGGGTCTTGACTTCCAAGCCATGCAAGTCTTAGATCTTGTTGAGTATGCTCTTGCAGATGGAGAAGAGTTTGAATCTTATGATGATGACGAGGAGGATGAACTGTGAGTAACATCTATAGCTTTGAAGATAAGCAATATGATGTATCAAAACTCAGTACTGAAGCACAAAACTGCTATGCCTATCTTGCGCTTGCGCAGCAAAAAGTAAATGAGTCTAATACTGATCTTACTATTTTGCAGGCGGCAACAGTTGCGCTTCATACAAAAATGCAGGAGCTTCTAGTTGATGATGCTCTTATCTCTGAGGACGAAATGAAAGAGGGTTAAAATGGGCAACTTTGTGGCGTACCACAAGCCCTGTCCTAGTTGTGGAGGCAGTGATCCTGTCTCCATTAACGAGGATGGGTCTGCTAAATGCTTTAGTTGTGATACTTTTTTTAAGAACTATGAAGCAGCGATGGACGGAAACGTGACAGACTTCACAAGCTACAAAAGAAACTATGACAATCAACCCACAACAGAAAAGGAAACCTTCTACCACGAACTAAGCGACAGAAAAATATCTCTTGATACAGCAAAGCGTTATGGTGTGCGCTCAGTAAAAGAGGGATCAAATACAATTATCGAACACCACTATCCTTACTATATCAATAACGAAGAAGTTTCTACAAAAATCCGCAGAGCAAATAAAACTTTTAACTGGGTTGGCTCACCAAAAGGAACAGGTTTGTTTGGTCAGCAGCTAGCTCAAGCAGGCGGTAAATTCTTAACAATCACTGAAGGCGAATGCGATGCTATGGCAGCTTATGAGTTGCTTGGTAGCAAGTGGCCTGTTGTGTCTGTAAAGAATGGAGCATCTGGTGCAGTAAGAGATATCCAAGAAAACCTAGAGTTTGTTGAATCATTTGACTTTGTTGTTCTTAATTTTGATAACGACAAGGCTGGTATAGATGCAACAAAAAAGGTTGCTCGGATTCTAAAGCCCGGTAAAGCAAAAATTCTAAAACTTCCAGACGAGTTTAAAGATCCAAATGAAATGCTCCGTCTTGGGCATCATAAAGCTTATGTCACTTCGTGGTGGGCAGCTAAGTTGTATACGCCTTCTGGTATTCTTAATGTCTCTGAAGAGCGAGAGAACTATAAGAAGCGTGAAAAGAAAGAAGCTATTCCCTACCCTTGGCACGGGCTGAATGATAAGCTTGAGGGCTTGAGACAGAAAGAGCTTATTACTCTTACTGGCGGCACAGGTCTTGGTAAGTCTAGTGTGACGCGAGAACTTCAACATTGGTTGATTACTAATACTAATGACAAGGTTGGCATCATTGCCCTTGAAGAAGATTGGCGGCGAACAGTAGACGGTATACTTTCTATTGAAGCTAATGCCCGTCTACACATTGAGAGCATCAGGGCGCAGTTTACAGAAGAAGAAATAGATAATTTCTTTAATATTCTTTACGATGGCAACAACAAAAACCGCGTCTTTGTTCATGCCCATCTTGGAATGAATGATGTTGATAGTATCTTTAGCAAGCTGCGCTTCATGGCTATTGGCTTAGAATGTAAGTGGATAATTTTTGATCACTTGCATATGTTGTTGTCGATGACAACTGACGGTGATGAGCGCAGAAACATTGATGCTATCATGCACAACTTCAGAACTCTTGTTGAGGAAACTGGGGTCGGCTTAATTCTTGTGTCACACTTGCGCAGGCTTGACGGCAACCGTGGACATGAGAATGGCATTGAAGTAAACTTGAGCCATATGCGAGGCTCTCAGAGCATTGCGCAACTCTCTGACTGCGTTATCTCTTTGGAGAGAAATCAACAGGCAGAAGATCCTATTGAGGCCAGTACAACAAGGGTTCGTGTGCTGAAGTCACGCTATACAGGTGACACAGGCGTAGCCACCTACTTGTTCTATGACAAAGACAGCGGTAGGCTCAGTGAAATTTCTATGGAATCTGAAGATCAGGAAGATCTTGAACTATGAAAAATGTAGTGTTTGATATTGAAACAGATGGGATTGATGCTACCAAAATTTGGTGCATTGCCATTACAGATCCAGATACAGGCGAGGTTAAAACCTTTGGCCCGACACAACTAGTGGAGGGTCTTGCC